ATACACAAAACAAGAGGATGGATCAGTTACTAGACCATTAGGTGAGCTTCCAGAACTGGAGTCTTAATGCCACTAATACTTGGAACTAACTCTATAAAAGACACAACTTTTAATGTAGCTAACTCATGTAGATTTGATGGTTCAAGTGCTTATATGCACAAAACACCAAGCAGTGAGGGAGATAAACAAAAATTTACATTTTCTACTTGGGTTAAAAGATCATTATTAGGAATAACAACAGCAGTAGATCAACATTTAATTTCTGCTGATGCTGGAAATACTGAAACATATATTTTTTTTCTTGCTAATAGTGGATCAGGTGCAGATGCTGCTAATACAGATTGTTTATCTGTTTATTCTACAGATGCTAATGGAGATATAGAAATGTCTTTAAGAACTACTGCTCTTTATAGAGATCCTTCAGCATGGATGCATGTCTGCGTAGCCATAGACACAACGCAAGGCACAGATACCAATAGAGTAAAAATTTATGTAAATGGCTCACAAATATCATCATTTAGTCTTGCAACATATCCAGCGCAAAATGAAAATTTAGCAATCTGTGATGATGTAATACATGAAATTGCTAGACGACCAGCTGGTACAACTAAATATTTTAATGGTTATCTTGCTGAAACAGTTTTAATTGATGGACAACAACTAGCACCAACTTCTTTTGGAGAATTTGATTCCGATAGTCCTACAATATGGAAACCTATTGATGTATCTGGTTTAACTGCTGGTACAAATGGTTTTTATTTAGATTATGAAGATAGTGGTAATTTAGGAAATGATGTTTTTGGTGGAACAGATCTAACAGAAGTTAATCTAGCCGCAACAGATCAAAGTTTAGATACCTGTACAAATAATTTTGCAGTTATGAATCCTTTAGATAATTTTTATTCTGCTAATACATTTAGTGAAGGTAATACTAAAATAGTTACACCAACAGCATCATCAACTTTTAACACAGCAACTTTTGGATTAAGTTCAGGTAAGTGGTATTGGGAAGTAAATTATTCTGCTAAAAGTAATACTAATGCCGCTATGATAGGAATTTCAGAAGTACCAACAGTATCAGCAAGTGTAATTTTAGGTTATTCTTCAAATTATAAAAATGTTGGGTATCTTGCTTCAAATGGAAATACATATATTACAGGTAATGGTGGCTCTAGTTATGGCAACACTTATGATGCTGGAAATGTTATAGGTGTTTATTTAGATTTAGATAATAATAAATTATATTTTTCAAAAAATGGCACACTTCAAAATTCTGGAACAGGAGTTTCAATTACTGCACCAGCAAGTACAGGAACAGGAGTTTATTTTCCAGCATTAGGAGATGGTGGAACACCAACTACTACATCTCTTACTTTTTTATTAAATTTTGGATCTCCAGCTTATGCTATTTCATCTAGTAATACGGATGACAATGGTTATGGCAACTTTGAATATTCTCCAAATATTACTGGAGATGGTGCAGCAAAAAAATTTTATACAATTAACACAAAAAACCTAGCGGAGTTTGGATAATGAGTTATACAAATGGTTTAGACAACCCAGAACTTTATTTTCAAGCAAAGCTCTATAATGGAAATGGTGGCACACAATCCATAACTTTAGATGGCACTGAAAATATGCAACCAGATTGGGTTTGGTGTAAAGGTAGAAATTTCGCTGACAACCATATTAGTTTTGATTCAGTAAGAGGGGCAACTAAAGTTTTTAAACCAAATTTAGATAACGCAGAAACTACAGTTGCCGCAACATTAACATCTTTTGACAGCGATGGTTTTTCTTTAGGTAGTGATGGAGAAATTAATCAAAACAATAAAACTTTTGTAGCATGGAATTGGAAAAAAACTGCAACTGCTGGATTTGATATAGTTTCATTTACAGGAAATGCTACTGCAAGAACAATCTCACACTCATTGTCAGCAGTTCCAAAATGGTACTTAGTAAAAAATAGAAGTGCAGGTAGTACGTCATGGAGAACTTATCATACAAGTATAGGTGCAACTAAATTTATGGCTTTAGAGCATGATTATGCTGAAGCATCAGCATCAAGTGTTTTTAATAATACCGAACCAACAAGTTCAGTTTTTTCAGTTGGTACTGATACTGGTGCCAATGGAAATGGAAATAGTTTGATATGTTATTTATTTAGTGAAATTAAAGGCTACTCAAAATTTGGAAGCTACACAGGCAATGCAAATGCAGATGCACCATTTATTTTCACAGGATTTCGACCAGCTTGGTTTATGTTTAAAGATACTGAAAGCACAACAAGTTGGATTATAAAAGATAATAAAAGACTTGGTTATAATGGTATTGTTCCACATTTACAAGCTAACACAAATGATGCTGAAAATACTGATGGTTGGTCTGAAGTAGATTTTTTAAGTAATGGAATAAAATTAAGAAATGCAGATAATTCTATGAACAAATCTGGTTCAAAATTTATTTACATGGCGTTCGCAGAATCACCATTTGTAAATAGCAAGGGCGTTCCAAATAATGCTAAATAGGATAATATTATGTTACAAAAAGTAAAATTTGCACCAGGATTCAATAAACAAGTTACCTCAACGGGTGGTGAGAGCCAATGGGTTAATGGTGACAATGTTCGTTTTAGATATGGCACACCTGAAAAAATAGGTGGCTGGTCACAATTAGGATCTGTTCAGATAACAGGTAGGGCAACAGCCATTCATCATTTTGTAAATACATCAGGTATTAAATATGCAATACTAGGAACAAACAGAATATTGTACGCTTATTCTGGTGGTATATTTTATGACATACATCCAATTAAAGCTACGACAACTTTAACAAGTGCATTTTCTACAACTAATGGATCAAAGGTTGTAACTTTAACTTTTGCATCTGCACATAATATAAACAAATTTGATATTATATTATTAGATAATTTTACATCTATTACCAACTCTGGTTTTGTATCTGGTGATTTTACAGATAAAAAATTTATGGTAACTTCAATACCTACAAGTACAACTCTTACAATAGAAATGGAGTCTAACGAGTCTGGATCTGGTGCAACAACATCAGGTGGTATTAGAGTTCAACATTACTATCCTGTAGGACCAGCAGTTGAGGTTGCATCTACAGGTTGGGGCCTTGGATCTTGGGGCGGGCAACAGTTAGGTCAGTTTACATCCACACTATCATCATCAATAAATACAAGTGTAACATCATTAACTATGGCCAGCTCATCTTCTTTTCCATCAACAGGAACTGTTATCGTTGGATCAGAATTAATTACATACACTGGTAATAGTGGAGGCACACTAACTGGATTAACAAGAGGTGCATTAGGAACTACAGCTGCATCTCATTCATCAGGTGCAACAGTTACTGATGCATCAAACTTTTTTGCATGGAATGCTGCAGCATCAGGAGACGTTATAACTGCACCGGGTCTTTGGTCACTAGATAATTTTGGTAACAAATTAATTGCAACTATTAATGGAGGTGAAAGCTTTGAGTGGGACTCTAATCCCATTGGAGCAAATAATACAAGAGCAACTATTATAACAAGTGCACCAACTGCATCTGCATTTAGTTTAGTATCTACTCCCGACAGACACTTAATATTTTTTGGAACCGAAACAACGATTGGAACTAAATCTACACAAGACCCAATGTTTGTAAGATTCTCTTCTCAAGAAGATATCAATACTTATGCACCAAGTGCAACAAACACTGCAGGTACACAAAGACTTGCAGATGGATCTAAAATTGTTGGAGCAATTAGAGGTCGTGATGCAATTTATATTTGGACAGACAGTGCGTTATTTACTATGAGATTTGTTGGTCCACCTTTTACTTTCTCATTTCAACAGGTTGGTACAAACTGTGGATTGATTGGACAGAACGCAGCTGTTGAAGTTGATGGTACTGCGTACTGGATGTCAGAAAATGGTTTCTTTAGATACACAGGTAGACTAGAATCATTACCATGTTTAGTTGAGGATCATGTTTACGATGATATTAACACAATACCTAAACAACATATCAATGCAGGTTTGAATAACTTGTTTGGTGAAGTAATGTGGTTCTATCCTAATGCTGGATCAGGAACAGTAAACAGAATGGTATCTTACAATTATCTAGACTCAAGTCCCGAGCGACCAGTATGGACTACAGGAACATTAGCTAGAACAGCATGGCAAGACTCTGCTGTATTTGGTAAACCGCATGCAACAGAATATGATTCAAGTGCAGAAACATCTGACAGTGATGTCAACTATGTTCATGGTAACACTGATGGTGCAACAACATATTACGAACATGAAACAGGATTAAATCAAGTTAAGTTAGGTCAAACAACAGCGATTGCTGCTAATATAGAATCTGGTAATTTTGATATTGGTGCACAAGGTTTAAACGGTGATGGTGAGTTTATGATGAAAATAAGAAGAGTAATACCAGATTTTCTTGCACAAACAGGCGATGCAAGAGTTACGCTAAATTTAAGAGATTTTCCAAATGACACTGCAGCTAGTTCAACACTAGGTCCATTTACAATAACAAGTGGTACACAAAAAATAGATACACGTGCAAGAGCTAGAGAGATATCTTTAAAAGTAGAAAATACTAGCACGAGTCAGTTTTGGAAACTAGGTACATTTAGAATAGATTATCAACCAGATGGGAGAAGATAATGGCAAAGATAGTACAATCATTAACACAACCACCAAAAGAGTATGATCAAAT